TATTTAATTCTGCAAGCATACATTTTTGAATCCTATTGATAGTTCTTGCAAAACGAATATCAAGTAATGATAAGTTTTTACCGTCACCAACGGCTTCTTCAAAACCTAAATATGCTTTAGGTATTCTTAAAGCAGTTACAAGTTTCTTTTGGATATATTCAATATCGGCAATTTCTGCCAAGTTTGTTCCACCAGGTAATGTTTCAATTGGGTTAGTTGCCGCAGCATCACGAACCGGAATGAAGTAATCTTGGTCGACAGCCATTTGGTTGTATCTCATATCAACCTGACCATTTCTTGGGTCTGAAATCTGGTCTCTTTTAAATTTGTTCGCAACACGTTGAACGTATGATTCAATATCTTTATCATCCATGTTACCAACGAAAACTTTAAAAACTCGTCTTTCAGGTGCTCTTGATGTTCTATAAATCAACATCGCATCTTCCGCCAATAATAACTGTTTCCATATTCTTCTAATTTTTTCTAACATAGAAGTACCATATGGAAGTTTTCTATCATCACCAAGTAATCTAAAATGTGCAATTTCCCAAGACTGGAATTCCATTTCTTTGTTATTCCATTGGAATCTTAATTCCTTTGTAGGAATTTTAATGTCTCTATCATTACCCGGTGTTTTTGTAGCAGCACCCTCGATTCTTTCAATTTCAATATTTGGAAGTTGTTGACAACCAATAATTCCTTTTTGGGGGTCAACTTTTAAATACACGAAATCATCACCATACTTACAAAGTCCACGAGCCCACATTTGTAAATTTGTGTTAATATCTAATTTTTCTTTAAAAAGGTCTTCTAATATCTTTTTTACTCTATCAGATTCAGAATAGATAGTTAAAATTTCACCTTTTTCAGAAAGAGTTGTGGATTCTTCAGCATATATGTCCAAAGCGGCAGATATTTCAGGTGTAAATTCCATTGACTCGTAATCATAATATGCCGCCAATCTATTTGGTTCATAGTAAACAGATTGGTTATATAGTGATTGATCTAACTTGGTCCATTTATCCGCAATATATTGAGTTTGTTGTGCCAGTAGTAGTGCCTTTTCGTACTCCTCTCTACTGTCAGTTTTTAATAATTCATCTTTCGAAAAATTAAACGATGGTGCGTTGTTGGGGTTTGTTTTACCCTGAAAACCAAAAACTCTTGTTAATTTTTGAAAAACTGTAAGATTATTGTCCGCCATGTATATAAATAGTTTTGATTATAATATAAACTTTAATTCTGAATTAGGAAATGTTTTTCTTTTTACCGAATAACCATGAATATTCTTGATATGATGATTTTGGGGTATTCATAGGATTATTCTGATGATAAAAAGATGGGTCAGTTTGTAATGAACCAATTGGGTCTAAAGATGTTCCATATGAGTAAAATGTCTTATTTGGTTCATATGTTCTTTCAGACATTACCCAAGATTCTAACATTGCCTTATTTTTTGAATCGTTTCTTTGTAATTGATTGAAACACATATCACCAGCGTAAAGTGCCATGGACAAACTCATAATGGCATCATCGTGAGCACTTTTCATGTGGTCAGGTCTTCCATTAATATAAACAAACGTATTCAACTCGTTGAGTAATCTACTAGACCTTACTTGAAATCCTTTTCTTAATTGTTCTTCAAAGGCTGCCACAATTTGTGTTCGTTTATTGTTAAAATTCAACCCCGGAATTTTATCCATTACTTTCTTGTTATATTCCCATATGTTTTGTGTATTGATACCATCGATATATAGGTTTTTATAATTCATTTCTTGTAACTTCCTCGATGTTGCCACACCCATACCTCCGGTTATGTCAATAACAATGAACGCATCATATAGTACTCCCCATTTGTATGCAATTGATGCTAAATCATCCGGTGGTATTTTTCCAATGTATTCGGCAACTTGTTCTCTTTCATCAAAATCAACAATATTGATGGAAGAAAAATCCTCACTATCCCCTCTACTAACGTCAACACCCATAATATAACGATGACCATTTACGGGTTCTTTCCAATGCCAAAAAGTACCTTGCATATATTTTTCTTTAGGTACTCTAATCATATTTTTAGCAATGTTTTCTTGGACATCATTTGGAATAACACCATCACCTGAACCTAAAAAGTCACATTCCAATTCTTGTGCGATTTTTCTTCTATCGTATTTGAATTTCTTTGACATTGATTCAAACCAAGAAGAAAATGGTTTATAACCCATTTCTTCATATTCACGATATTTCTCAATATCAAAATTGTGCATGACAACTTCATCATCATTATACTGTTCACGATTCAACATGTAATGTGTAATGTCACTACATTTCACCCACCTTAAGTCCTTAGTGTATCTTGGGTCTTTAAACCATCTTAAATCTGTAATGTGGAAATCATTGATACCACGTAGTGCTTGGTCATAAACACCGTAATAGATTGGGTCATAACCGTTAGGTGTGGAAATTAATATAATCTTACCACCTGTTGATAGGGATGCCATAGATGCTGCCCAAAAATCATCACCAGCTTCAATATATGCCGCTTCGTCAAATACGAGGACTGTTGGTGTATATCCACGTAAAGCATCTGCTGATGTTGCAACCGCCTTAACTTCACATCCATTATTTAATCGGAATCTACTTTCAGAGTTTTTATCCACAGAAAACCCAACATTAATCCATTCGGGCCACTGGTCCAAAAAATTACGGACTTTATTAGCCATTTCTATTGCGGTATCTCTTTTGTTCGCGATAATAAGAACTCTTTCAGGATTTTCAGGTTTTGCTAATTGTAATTTCCATGAAATCCATGCAGATGTAACTGTGGATACACCCGCTTGACGATACTTTCTTGTGATATTTTCGTTGTATAAACTATAGTCCTTAATCAACTGAACTTGGTCAGGAAATAATTCTAAGGGAACAAATTTCTTTTGTGTATTGTCATATGTTTGCAAATATGTTTTCAACGCATATGGTGCGTCTTTCATAATTTTTGCATACTCTTTTAACTGTTCTAATTTTGAATTCATACATATAAATATAAAAAAAGGTGGATTAACCACCTTTTATATTATCTTCTAACAGGTACTCCCCCGTCGTCATCATCTTCTTCGTCTTCGTCATCCATACCGGAAAAACTAATACCCAACTCATCAAAATTTATATTACCTAGCACATTAGTTAATTCTTCTTCAGTGGTGTTATCAGTTGCATCATCCAAATCATCTCTGAACATTGCTACCGCATCTTCATAATCTTGATCGTTGAACATTTTATTAATACCATCCATCAACTCACCCATCAGTCTTTTACCTACAGATGAACCTGATAATACTTCTTTTGTGAAAACTAAGAAATTCTTAGCGGGTAGTTTAAAAATCTCTACTAATAGATAGTTTTGTAACTCGACTTTATTTTCATCTGTTAATATATCTTCAGGAAATTGACTTCTAATTCTATCCCATATTGCAGGACCAAGTCTTAAATCCCACATTTCCTTTTCTAAGGTATCTTCAGATGATTCAACGTCTTCAAAATCCTCATCGGGTCTACCTTGTAATGCAAATAATTCAAGTGTTCCTTTAATAAGTTCATGAACTAATACAGGAAAGTTTATACCTCGAGCAATAACTTTACCCGGTCCACCCTCTTCTTCGGGACCCTCAGCACTTTCTTTACCCGCAGAAGAACCACCCAAACCTTTAATCATATCATCACTTATTTGCCAATATGTTAAATCATTAATTGACATTAATGTACCATATAAATTTAAAATATCTGGACGTCCAGTAATTTGTTCTAATTTTTCAGGAACTAAGTGAAACATATAATGACCTTTTTTAGACGCTCCTTGAATAATTGAATTAATCATTCTTCTTTTGGCTTTTTCTAAATCTAAATTTTGTAACTCGTTGTAAATCTCAATTTCATTTTCAATATCAACTTGTTCAGGATTTTCTTCATTTTCTTCATCATGTCCGAAGTCCTCCATGTCAATTTCACCCATTCCTATGATTTTTGCATCATATTCAATAGCACCTTCAGGTATACCCATTTCTTTCATCACCAACTCAATTGCCAATTGTTCCAAATCTTGTCTATGATTTCTTTCAATTTGAACAATTGTGTTATGTGCATTCATTAAAGTTTGTTGTAATTGCATTACACCTTCCATACCTCTTTGTATCGGAGACCTATCTCCAAGATACTTTCTTAAATTTGAAACAACTTGTCGGTATCTTTCAGATGCTAAAACTTCTTGAAAATTTTTATTTGGCTCTTGTCCAGTAGATGGAAATGGAACCTTTTTAAGTGGTGTTTCACCTTGCGATAGTTTATCCTGAATACCTTGGTCAGGTCTATCTGGTGTATCAAAATCCATTGCCATTTCTTTAATATTACTTTCTATTAAAGATAAGAGATTTTTTTTACTTATTTGCATCTTTCTTTTCTTTTAAAGCCTTTGGTTTAGACTTTTCACCTGGTTTAGGTGAATAAGGTGTTCTTGGTTTAGTACCTGGGTCAACCTTTGGTTTAGTTGGGGCGGGTTTAGTAATAGCCTCATAACTCATAAATTCAGGAATACCATTGTGACCCTTTTTAACATTTGGCCCAACTTCAACCTCATTAATTTTGGTTTTAATTAATTCCATAATTTCATTCTTAGATGTAAATGAATGAAAATTATTTTCAGCTAACCTATTAACCCATTCCTTCACTTTCTTTTTTTCAGTTTTTTTAGAATCTTTTTTAGATCTTAATAGTTTGAAATCTTCAGGGTCAATCTTATTATTTTTATTCGCGTCTATTTTCTTTTGGTTACCAACTAATTCTTTTACTTCTTTTTTTTCGGTTTTTTTAGAATCTTTTTTAGATCTTAATAGTTTGAAGTCTTCAGGGTCAATCTTTCCATTTTTATTTGCATCTATTTTCTTTTGGTTACCAACCAATTTCTTTTCTCTCAACTCAACATTAAGACCCTGATCCGTCATTTTTAAAATGTCTACGGGGGGTGTACCTTTCGGCACAAAAACACTTCCCTTTTCTTCACCAAAAAGTCTCACATGTAAATCGGATAATTGTTTATCGGAAAACCCAACTAATGTTTTTTCTGAAAACCCTTCTTTTAATAAGGATTTAACTATTTCATTTCTTTTCATGATTCTTTGATTTTTATTTCTTCTTTTAATAGATGATAATCTCGTTGTTTTAATTTTTTTGTTACTGAGTCAACTGATTCACCGAATCTAAAAGTTAGTCTACCAAACTCATTATCAAAATCGAATTTTTCCCAAGCCAATGCCACGACATTATCTACAGCATCAATAACTCCGAAATAATCGGAGTTTTGAATAAGTTCTAATTCTAAATCGGTATTTTTTAATAAACCAACTAAATCCACGTATTCAATACCGGGAGATTTGGTTTCAACAGATGATGATGCGGGTATGATAAACCACTCCTCTATGTCAAGATCAGTTGATTTACTGAATATAAATTCATATTGTTTTTGACCTTTATAGTCAGAACCAATTTCATTGACATATATAAGAACCATTTTATTTAAAGTATTTACTTAAAGTCTCTCCAATGGCGGTGTTTATACTATGTTTGATTTCATCTAAATCCAACTCAACCTCATCATTCATTTCATCGATATCAGCAAAAGCAGATACGTTAGTTTCATTATGTGAATAAGATGATAAATCAATTTCGTCCATATCATCAACAACATCTATTGCGGGTTCGTTGACAAAACTTTCTAAAGCATCCATAGGATCCATATCATCCATTTCATTTAAATCTTCTTCAGCCTCTGGTTCCACTGCCGGCATTTCTTCGTCACCCATTTCTGGTCCATCAACCGGCATTTCCTCTTCTTCTCTTTCAAATTTTTTACCTATCTCCTCAATATCATCCTCCTCTAGTTGATCCAAATCAACTGCGGATATAATCATGTTTAGAACATATTTAATATCGTCACTTTCCATTTTGTCCTTTTGGTCTCTTAGTTCCTGTCCAAGTTTGCCAGCAAACTTTTGAACTTCAGCCATATAGTCAGAACGTTTTCCTTCTCCTGAAGAACTTCCCATCTCCGAATCTATTGATGGTTCTTCAGATGGTGCAGGTGCATCCATATTTTCTTCTGGTGAAGGAGATGGTAATTCTGGCATCGGTTCTTCAGGTGCCATTGGTGGCACATCCATTGATGGTTCCGCAACAGGTGCCTCTTCTTGAGGTGCCTTTGTTTTTAACACATATTTTGTTGCTTCTTGAAGTTCTTCTTGTCCTTTTAAAAGATTTAATCTTTTTAAAGCCTCACCATATGAAGAAAATTTATTTTTATTTTTCATGAACATTCCACCGATATAATCGAGAGAAGATTCATTTAATCCTCTTTTAACAAAATACCCGTCTTTTTCTTTAACAATACCGTATATACCTCCGGTTTTAGATTCCGAAATGAATTCGGCATTCTCTTTCTGTGTTTTATTGTTCGAGTTTTTGTAGTATGTTAATTCGAGAATTCTTTTTAACTTATCGTCTCCAGTTAACTTTTCACTACCTAGTGGTTTTAAATCTGCCATTTTTCAAAAATTAAGATTATGTTATTCTTATCCTATAAATACATAGATATATAGAAAAAAATAAGTCTATTTATTGTGTTATGGACAATTTTTTGTCCGTTATATGGGTTTTTAAATCTAATAGTTTTTTAATATACCCGTTTCTCCGTAATAATTTAAACGTTAAATTCTCATAAGAATACTCTCCACCCGTTTCAAGTCCACTTTGTCTAAACTTTTTAAGTTTTTTTCTAAGTTCCTCTATTTTAGGTAGGGCATTTTCATTATCACTTAAATTTATTATTTTATCTATTTTTTTAGCAAATTCTTCACCCTTCTCCAGTATTTTTCTATCATCAATACTTGGATTTTCTTTCTTAGGTTCGATTACCCACTCATCATTCAATACTGAATAAACTCCTGACGATATGTGTGGTTCACTAATGTCTTGAACATATAATTCAACATCAAAATTTTTAATTTTAACATTATGTTTTTCGTTCCAAACATTTTTCTTGGCATCAAAAAATTCTTTGATTATTGAAAGGATAGATTTTGATTCATTATTGCCTTTTATATCACTATAATCAATTATAATGTGTAAATCAACGTCCGAATACTCAGACCAACCATAATTTGCTAAGGAACCTGTTAAAACAATATCATGAATAAAAAATTCAACTCCTAAAGACTCAATAAAATTATTGGATATCTCTAATAATTTTTTTCTAATCTCTTTTTTCATTTTAGAACCATCAGCATCTCCATCAAATATATTTTGACATAGAGAGTCCTTAGTCTTAAAAGACTTTATAATTTTTTCATCTTCTTTCTTGTCCTCTATAAGTTCCTCAAATAAACTCATCCTATTTTGTTATATTTATAACTCTTTGATATATTCTCATTAAAATATTTTCCTTGAGATTTAGCCATTCTAAACTTTGTAAACTTTTCCCAAGGAACATTATTATATTCATAAATAGCACCACTATTAAAAGTGATATTTAAATTTGAAGATTCTGTGTTATAAGTTGCAGATTTCAGATTTGAGGACTCAATTAATACTTCGATAATTGTACCTTCAATTTTTTCAGATAAAATAGCCATATATTTTTTTATGAATAATATACTAGATAAATATCAAATAAAAAACCCCACATCGTGGGGTTTTAATTAATTTAAAGATATTAATCTCTCTAAATTTTTTTTCTTTTCTAATGGTAACCTTAGTTCCAACACACCATTCTCAACCTTACCTTCGATATCTTTTTCCTTTACATCTTCAGGCAATGTGTAGGATTTTTTAAAATTATTGGTAAAGTAGGTTCTATTACTTTTCTCCTCCTTTTCAAAAGAGATGGTAATAACCCCATCTTTTGTTGTGATTTTAATGTCTTCCTTAGTTAGACCGGGTACACTCATTAATAGTTTGTACCCATTTTCATTTTTAGTGAGATTGGTTTGTGGTGTTGTGGTACCAACGTAAGATGTTTCGAAAACCTTATCGAAAACATCAAAAAACGGATCTTTGAATAATGTTATCATATATTTTTAATTTTAAAATAAAATTATCAAGTATGTTGCCAAATGAATAAAACTGACATTTAGACATTAATTAGTCGTTTTTCACACATTTTTAAGACATTTTGTCATAGTTTTGTTTTTTATTTTTTTAGTGTTATATTTGATGAGAACAAATCAAATTAAAAATATGTCAGTAGATTTCTTTGAAGAAGGACAAACAACAAGTCCCAAACGAACACGTAAAGGTTCTGAAACACCGATTCTCGATAATTTTAGTAGGGACTTAACTAGACTCGCTGAAGAAGGAAAAATTGATCCTGTAATTGGTCGAGATAAGGAAGTTAAAAGAATTTCACAGATTTTATCAAGAAAAAAGAAAAACAATGCAGTCATTGTTGGGGACGCAGGCGTTGGTAAATCAGCATTGGTTGAAAAACTTGCACTATTAATTAAAGAAGGAAATTGTCCAACAAACTTGTTAGATAAACGGATTGTTTCATTGGATTTAACATCTTTAGTTGCTGGAACCAAATATAGAGGACAATTTGAAGAAAGAATAAAGGCGATTCTAAATGAGTTGTTGGAAGTAACAAACGTCATCATATTCATAGATGAGTTACACACAATGATTGGTGCGGGTAATGCGAGTGGGGCAATGGATGCCGCAAATATTTTAAAACCCGCATTGGCGAGAGGTGAAATCCAATGTATAGGTGCAACAACTTTTGACGAGTATAAAAAACATCTTGAGAAAGATTCTGCGTTGGTTAGGAGATTCCAAAAAATCATTCTATCCGAACCAACTGAAAAAGAAACGTTTGAAATATTAACAAATTTAAAAACATCATATGAAGACTACCATAGAGTGACCTACGGAGAAGATGTTCTTGAAACAATTGTTAAACTATCAAAACGATATATTACTGATAGACAATTTCCTGATAAGGCAATTGATATTATGGACGAACTTGGATCAGAAAAGAAAATCTCAAATAAAGTCCCCGAATCAATTGAAAAACTGAAGAAGGACATTGAAGAGATTAGGGAAAAAAAGATTGCGGTGGTCAAAAGTCAAGAATATGAACAAGCTGTAAAATTAAGGGATAGTGAAAAAAAATTAAACCTTAAACTCGATAGTGAAAAGAAAAAATGGTTGGATAATTTGAAAAACAATAAAATCCCAATTGTATCCGAAGATGTATATAACATTGTTTCGAATATGACCGGTGTTCCTATAACTAAATTAGACTCCAAAGAAACTGAAAAACTTTTAAAGATGGAGGAAATTCTAACTTCAAAAGTTATTGGACAGGATGAAGCTATTAATACAATATCGAGAGCAGTAAGAAGAAATCGTGTAGGGATTAAGGATGGGGGAAGACCTATTGGAAGTTTTATCTTCTTGGGTTCAACCGGTGTGGGTAAAACATATTTAGCGAAGTCTGTTGCTGAAATTTTATTTGGAGACCCCGAGAAAATTATTCGTGTCGACATGAGTGAATTCATGGAAAAACATAATGTTTCCAAATTAATTGGTTCACCTCCTGGTTATGTAGGTTATGATGAGGGAGGACAATTAACTGAAAAAGTTAAAAATAACCCATTCTCGGTGATTCTTTTTGACGAAATTGAAAAGGCACATAAGGATGTCTTTAACATTCTTTTACAAATATTAGATGAGGGACATTTAACCGATTCTTTTGGTAGAAAGGTTAATTTCACCAATACATTGATTATTATGACATCTAATGTTGGTGCTAAAAAAGTTTCTGATTTTGGTAATGGAGTTGGATTTTTAACCTCATCATCAGAAAATCAGAAATACGAGGTTAGAAAAAGTATTATTCAAAAATCACTAAAACAACAATTTACTCCTGAATTTTTAAATAGAATTGATGACGTGATTTTATTTAATCATCTTAGTGAGGATATTATCAATAAAATTATTTCAATTGAAATTGGTAAGTTGGTTAAGAGACTAAATGATAAAAAATACCTTGTTTCTTTTGATAAAACTGTCATTGAAAGGATTTCAGAACTAAATTCCCAAGAGGAATATGGTGCAAGACCTATTAAAAGAATCATTCAAAATCTTTGTGAAGATTTTATAAGTGAAGAGATTTTAAGAGGTAATATCATAGAAAATCAACAACTCACAATTAAATACAAAGGAGAAAAATTAACGGTCGTAAAAAAAATGTTATAAATAGTTGACTTTTTTTGAAAATCATATATATTTATATTCTCAAAGGTTCTCTTTGTCGATTACCTTTTCGTTTTTTTTTCATAAGTAAGTGGGGTTGAACCTACTGAAAGACCTTAAAACCCCGACATCCTGTTGGGGTTTTTATTTTTAACAATTTTTTCATATATTTACTCTTATGAGATATTATACACTTATCTTGATGTTTTTCGTTGCTATTGCAATGACATCATGTGGTTCTGGAACTACCACAAAAGAAACAAATGTTTCCGATACCGTTGCGGTTGAGGGAGTTGACTCTTTGTCAACTGAGGAATTAACTGTAGAAGGCGCCGGAGTTGAGGCTGATTCTTCAGTTAAAGTTCAGCCAATTCAATAAAAATGGGACCGTTAATTCGGTCCCTTTTATCTTTTAATTTATGGAATACGTAGGTGATTTAATTTTACTTAGGGGATTACCTGGTAGTGGAAAATCTACCTTAGGTGATGTTATACTTAGAACCCCACAACAAGATCCGAATGTTTTATCGGCGGATGATTTTTTTATAGACGAAAATGGTAACTATAATTTTGATTCCACAAAATTACAAGAAGCCCATAGTCAATGCCAATTAAAATGTGCTGAAAGAATGAAATTACAATTAACAAAAATTGTAGTTGCAAATACATTCACACAAGATTGGGAAATGGAACCATATTTTGAAATGGCCGAAAGATACAAATACAGGGTTCATACTCTAATTGTAGAAAACAGGCATGGTAATTCAAATATTCATAATGTTCCAGATGAAAAGGTTGAACAGATGAGAAATCGGTTTCACTTTAAAATCTAATGATAGAAATCCTAAATAGATATTATCAAGATGGTTGGTTGATTAAACAAACCCACCCAACTCTCCCATTGACTATTTGGAACTATTCTCAAACTACACAATATGAGAGTAAGTGGGATGAGATAACTTTGCAATGTAGAGGTTTAGTTACTGACACTGAAGGTAATATTGTCGCACGTCCATTTCGTAAATTTTTTAATATGGAGGAAGGTAAACATACCCCAACTTCTGAGTTTGATGTTTACGAAAAAATGGATGGTTCACTTATCATAATATTCTGGTATGATGGTGGATGGGTAGTGGCATCTCGTGGTTCATTTACATCAGAACAAGCGGTTGCAGCTAAAAGAATTTTCTTTGATGAATTAGACCACAACTTTTCAATTGGTATCACTTATCTTTTTGAGTTTACTGCAAGATGGAATAGAATTGTGGTGGATTATGGTGAAAAAGAAAACCTAACCCTAATAGGTGCAATTAGAACTGATGATGGTGATGAGGCAAGTTGGGAGGTCCTAAAAAAAATTGGTGATGGTGCAAGATGTGATGTTGTAAAAAAATACGATGGAATTCTAAATTATTCCGAGTTGAAGGATAAAATCCAACAAAATGAGGAAGGATTTGTTATTCGTTTCTCAAATGGAGATAGAATGAAAATCAAAGGTGAAGAATACCTACGATTACACAAAGTAATGACGGAAGTATCAACCAAATCAGTATGGGAAGTTCTTTTAAATGGTGATAGTATGGAGAATCTTCTAAACGATGTTCCGGATGAGTTCTATAGTAAAATCAAAGAATACGAGAATAAACTAATTAATGATTTTAAAAAAATCAAAAATGAATATACTTGGTATTTCTTTTTGATGTCAAAGGATGACAGAAAGGAGTTTGCACTCACAGCAAAAGAAACAGATTATCCGTCAATTCTATTTGGAATGTTAAATGAGAAGAACATTGACCCAATAATTTGGAAAATTATTAAACCAGAGTTCAAAAAACTTTAACAAAGGTTATCTCCGAGTTTTTTTTCTGAAAAAAAAGTATAACTTTGTTATGAACAAAACATAAAAACAACCACACTATGCCAAAGAATCAGATTTTCAAAGAATTAACATTTAATAAAAAATTTAAAACCTACCACGAGTTTCACAACGAAAATCGAGAGGAAATTTATAAATCAATTATCGATTTATTTTCCGAATTTCAAAATGTCAAAAACAAAACACTTGCGGTTGCAATCAAAGCAAACATCGAGAATATTGAATGGTCGACGGAATTAAATTTTAGTAGGGGTGAAGCACATGTCTTAAAAAAGGATATTATGCCATTTTTTGAAGACAATGAAGATTATGAAACCTGTCATCAAATAATTTCTTTAACTAAATCCTTGACATAAACATAATTTTTGTTTATCCTTTAATATAGATGAAACTATTGTAAGATACTTTTATTTATTTTGTCCCACCCCCACCGAACAACGGTGGGGTTTTTTTATAATATCATTCTAGTCCCCACTAAAATGTTACTCAAGAATGGAGAACCCTTCACAGTATTACCACTCAATCTATAATTAATACTAAATCCAAAACGTTTACTTATTTTATAATCAAAAGACGACCCAAGTAAGAATCCAATGTTTCTATTTACTGTGGTTGTTTTTGTAACAGTATTATAGGATAAAGGTGCTAACATTGTGAATATTTGTGGTGACACGGTTAGTTTTTTGCTGTATTGATAAGGTTTAGTCCAAAAAGAAACAACTGATGACGACATACTAAAATCGTATTTATCATTATTTGTATTCTTAATTAATAAATTAATTAAACTTAAATTATAACCAAATACACCATTTTTTTGAGTGGGTTTTATATGAGTATACCCCATTAAATTCATATAGGTCCCATTTAGATATGCAAATGCTGACGAATACGAATGTATTTTTTTGAGTTTACCTTCATTAAAATCTAATTTAGTGTATCCACCACTAACAATAAATGTTTTTAAATCACTCATTATAACCGCAGTTCCTGAATAACTTTCATCACCAGCCATTGATGATTTCGATACCCCAATTGTGACAGATTGTAACCACCTACCATCGGGAGATTCAATTGTTGATAAATCTGATGATAACAACATTGGATTAGATACTGGTGCCCTTTCTTTTTTCTTTTCCTCTTTTTTTTCTTCTTTAGATTCTTCTTTCTTTTCTTCTGATTTTGATTCCTCTTTCTTTTCTTCTGATTTTGATTCCTCTTTCTTTTCTTCAGATTTACTTTCCGATTTACTTTCTTCTTTTGATTCTGATTTACTTTCTGATTTACTTTCTGATTTTGTTTCAGATTTAGACTCTGTTTTTGTTTCTGTTTTCGATTCTGTTTTACTTTCAGAAGAACCACCAGAACTTTGTGATGATGAACTACCTGAACTTTGTGATGATGAACCACTTGATGGTGGGGGAGTTGTGGTTCCTCCAGAAGTAGAAGTGGCATTACTTGTCGCTGAAGACGCTGCACCACCCGCGGCTGAAGACGCAGCACCCCCCGCAGCTGAAGACGCCGCTCCACCCGCGGCTGAAGATGCTGCACTACCCGCAGCTGAAGATGCCGCACTACTTGCGGCTGAAGATGCTGCACTACTTGCCGCGTTGGCTGCAGTTTGAGCGGCAGTATTTGCTACCGTTTGTTGTACCACAGGATTATTAATAACGGGACAGGTTAATGATTCATATGTTGTCTTAGTCGTTAATAACCAAGTTTGTACGGCACCTGTTTGTACTTCTATTGGGGTAAATGTCCTAACTTGATTATAAAATGAAACTGTAGCACTTCCATTTACCATTGTAGTTGTTGCTACCTTTTTTTCTCCTGTACATTTATCTATAAATGTTTGAGTATATGTTTGTGAATTAACTTTTGAAACAAATACAAAAAAGAAAACAACAAAAACAGCACATTTTTTCATTTTAGAAATTAACACCCACACCAAATGTCCAATTGTTCACTGTTGGGCTGTAGTCTATTTTTGTTGTGAAATTTTTATGGTCATGAATCATACCAATTTTAACCGCGGTAAATCTGTTAATGTATTTCGGAAATGTAATATAACCAACTTCATCTTTACCCCTCCATTTCACGTTTTCAGTTATACCACCAATCATCATGTGAATACCAGTTCTTTTAATTCTTTTACCCGCACCCACAAAAAAACTTTGTCTCTTTACAAAATCATTAACTAAAGGAAAATCTACTCGAGTAATTGTACCATATGGGAAAAATGTGGAGTTATCTCTTTCGAATGTTGTATTTAATTCTGTAATGAAATAAGCTTTATTACCAATTGTAAAAAAACCACCAATCTCTTGATTTGTAGTTTGTTGAATTCCAAAATTTATTATTGGTTTTTTACCTCTAACAGTGTCTATTTTACCATCATCATATACATAAACTCTTGCAGGTTGTCTATATCCCCAATCGTTTTGATACCACATAGGTGTCCAATAATTCCAACCAAAACCAGGTGCTCCCCACATATCCCATCTATTCCAACCCCATCCACCATAAAACCATGGGTCTGTTACTATCACATTAGGACGAGAATTATTAGGTCTTGGTCTATTAAAATCTCTCGGACCATCGTTTCTCCATAAACTTATGTCACTTCTTTGTCCCATAGTTGATGGCATTGACCTTTGTGATTGTGGAGGATTACTTCTCCAACTACTAACTTGTGAAAATGCAAGTGTCGGTATGAATACAAATAGAAATAATAAATTTTTCATGTTTTAATTATTTAGTTACATATAAATATAAAAAAAGGGAGTTTAAACTCCCAAATTTTATATACTGAAATAGTATTTTCTTTTAATTATTCAGTAAAAATTCCCTTTTTAATCATTCTATCCAAGATTCTAGCACATGCAATATCTAAAGCTTTTTTGGTTGCAATTGATATTGTTGATTGATTAAACTTCACCTCATCAACAGTTGCATCTGATAAAAATGTCAATTCTCTCGTTGTTGTTGCTTCACCTAATCCGGATGCACCAAATACAACACCGGTTTCTGCATCGGTAAATCTAACTTGTAAACCAATACGAGTTACCATCATATTTTTTACACCATCCTTAAGATTTACAGTTTCATCCTCAGATACTGAGTAATCGTAACATTCAATGGTTACAAAATACTTTGCCAAGTTAATTTTACCAAAACCATCCAATTTATTTTCAGATATTCCCGCTTGTGATGCTTGGAATTGTTTAACCATTCGATTTTTTATTTCCGTTTTATCTTCGGTAAATTTGAAACGGTTAAGATTTTCCAAATATTCCATTGAAATATTAGCAACACCCAGACCAACTCGTTTTTCTTTTAACTCAGGATACATCTCATACATTTCATCTGAAATACCTGCCTTTAAAATTTGAATTGGGATTTGTGGTCCTTCATAATCTAAAAATCGAGAAATGTCAATTGATGTTTCAAATGTTGCTTTATATTGTTCTGTTTGGGTTTTACCAACAGTTTGTCCAAATAAGGTTATACTAACAAGTATAAAACCTAAAAGTAAAAATATTTTTTTCATATGTTTTTTATTTATAAATATTAAAAAAGGGAGTTTAAACTCCCTTTTATTTAACCTTCAAGATCTTCCGTTTCTTCTTTTTTGTTGTGTTTATTATTTATCCATTTATCTACCGATGCAATACCAAATGCACCGAGTGTGATTACTAAGAAACCATCAAAAATAAATTCATTGATAAGTAATTCTTTACCCAACCAACCTGTTACAAGGTCAACAACTAAAGAAATAACCATCATTATAAATGATGCGAAACCTACTACTGATTTTTCATTAATTGTGTTGTTATCATTAAATAATTCTTTTAAAAATCCCATAATTAAGTGTTTTAGTGTTTGTTTATTATTTATTATCCTTCCATATGGTCATCTGGATCAGAATCTTGTATTTTACCACATTTTAAACATTCGAGAACACCATCACCATCTAGGTCACCCCAAACGTGTTCACATTGTCTGTGAGCAAAGTACTCGTCAATTTTACCGTCACCATCGAAATCCAATCCATCCATTACACCATCCCCATCTTCATCGATTTCAACACCTACTTTAGTTTCAGATTTGAAAGGAGAATCAACCTTTTGTGGATTATTTGGTTCTGATACTACGGATACAACTTGTGGTTGTGATTGTACATTTGAAATTGCAGTAGTAAATGCTTCAGGAATTAGTGGGGTATTATTTGGTGGTGTTACTGGCATATCAGCAGTATTGCTTAAAGATGTGCCATCTTCCTCATCCATTTTCTGAACTAACATTTTATCCTTATCGGTGTCACTAAACCAATAGTCAATTATTTTACCATAAGAACCAATAAAGGCACCTAACAATAAAAGTAGAAGTTCTTTCCACTCACCACTAATTTCAGTTTGACTTACGATAGATCCAAAGATACCCATAATGATTACCATAAATCCACCTAATACAATAGCGGTGATGAACCATCTTCGCTTCATCATACTACCTAATAATTCTTTAAATCCACCACTGGTTGGTTTTTCTTCTTTTAATTCTGACATTTCTTTAGTTTTACAATCTTTTTTTATTTTATTACACTCAGTTACCATTTAGGTGCTTCTTGTTTAAACTCATCACCTTCTTTTTTCTTTGCGGGTGCTGGTTTTTCTTTTTCCACAACTTTTTCTCTTTCAATGATTTTAGTTGTTCCACCTGCTGCCGCTGATTGTTGTTGTTCATTAGAGTTGGTAATGTTAATTACTGGTGCTGCTTGTTGTACAGGTGCAGGTGCTGGTTCATCACCACCTCCTGTTATTTGAGTTACTCCCCAAGTTCCTAATCCCATTATCGCAGTGGTTGCCACACCAATAATAGTCTTTTTTAAACCAGATAAAGTACCGTCGTTTTTTTCTTCTAATTCTTCTGACATTGTTTTATTTTTTTAGTTTATAGTTTATTAAAATCTGTTATTCCTAATTCATTACCTTTAGAATCATATAATCCAATTCTATATGCGGATGATGGTAAAGCCGATGTATATACTTTTAAAATATTATCACCAGATTTAACTGACATCGACTCCTTAGAAACCACTTTATTAGAAATATCAAATATCTTTATTGTTACTTTTTGAGAAACATCAATTTTTACATTCATTAAAACTTCTGTTGTTACAAACGCAGTTTCTAGTTTGATACCAACATTGTTCTTTATTTGTAATTCAGACTTAACTTCGTTAATTGGAAGTTCATTAAAGTCATCTCTATTACACCCCACTAATATTGTGACAAATAAAAATAAAATTAGTATTTTCTTCATTTTAGTTTATAATTAGTTTTGTTTTACTTATTTCTGTTCTATTCTCCGAAGAAAGTATCAAATATAAATACTTCGTAATTATAGTTTTGGTATATACTTTCTTTAAATTTTTACCTACCTTACCGTTAAATTTTTCTCTACTTATAACTTGACCCGTTTCAACATCCATATATGTTAGAATATATATACCATCGGTAGGTAAGTCAAATTGAATGGTTTGTCCATCTACTACCACACTTTCTTTCATATCAAATATACTTTTAGTGGTTGGTACGGGTGTAATAGGTTCAATAATCTCCTGAACACAAGAAGATAAGGTTAAAATAATTGATAATATTAATAATATTTTTTTCATATCTTAAAACTGAAAGTTTGTTCCAATCATAAACATTATTGGGTTTGCTTTTTTATAACCAACTGATTGACTTGATTTATCAAAAGTTGTGTTATATCTAATATTACTATTCAGCACAAATCTTTTAGTGACTTTCCAATCAATAGATGTTCCATAATACAAATCCAAATTGAACTTATTAAAATATGATATATCCGTTTCACCATCTTTGAAAGTTTTATATATGTCACTCATAGCAAATATTTGTGGTGATATATCTACTCTCTTTGTTTTCAAAGTATAGGTATACATTACCATACCTCTATATGTAAATTCACTTGAAGCCGGCATTTGCGGATATATTAAATCTACAAAATCACCATTTTCATTTACCGTATATTTTCCTTCCCACTCACCTTGATAGGTATCCCAAAATGTTTTTGATGCTGTTAAACTATATCCAAATGTTCCCCATTTTTGAGTTCGAAATACATCTACAAATGAGAGTGTAATATCTTTTTGGAAATCAAAATCGGTTGAATAAAATGTTTGTATTGTAGTTGTTCTCTTTTCGGTATTTCTACTTAAACCATACCCCACACCATAATACTTCCATATAGGATTTATTGATGCAGCGAATGAATGTCCCCACTGCCCATTCATAGATGATTTATGATACCCTAAATTAAGAGTAGTAGATACCTGTCTACCAATTATACCAACTGAAAGATTTGATGATGAAAGAACATCCTTTGAAAAATTAACATAGGATTGTAATATACCCACATCGTTCCAATCATCACTTTCTCCAAATAGTTCTTTTGGTGATAGTTGTAATGTATCGGGTGTTTGTGCGTTTGCAACAAACCCAATTAAAACTAACGATATGATTAATAATAGTTTTTTCACTTACTTTACAGGTTTAATAGTTTATTTCTCATCTCTTTGTAAAAAACACCATTAATACTATACGAAGTAAGATAATCTTTTCGTTTATCAGATGTTAGTGTGTTATCAAGTAACCATTTTTCAGTTTCAATATCATCTATTAGATATGCCACTTCCATATAATCTTCTTCTTGCACAAGTTGAAAATTATTAGACCAGCTACGAGGAAGGAAATACCAACACTTAACATTTACAATTTTATATTTCCCACTTTTAATGATAAAATTCTTCATTTCATCATATTCAAAATTAAATTCCATAATTTTTAGTTTAATTTAATCTTTAATTGTTTTCCGTCTTTATTAACTGCATCGGTTGTTGATACTGATGTTAATCCTAATATATCTGTTATATCACCTATTGGTGTAAACACAACTTTATATTCTGTATTCTTATCTAATACCCCATTTCCACTTGTAATAAGGGAACCTATACTTATAAAACTACCTCGATTAGTTCCATAGTTCATGGGATTACCAATAGTTACAAAATCCACTTTTTCAAATTTTAATTTGGTGTTATCATAATTTAATTGGAATTGTGTTCCTACAACTTCTTGTTGTAAAGGATCTACCGATATTGTTACTATCACTTTATCGTTACTAATCTCACCCATAATAGATGCATTAATTTCTGTTGATGTTGAATTAGTCATTAAACTCATAGACCTAATACCGTTACCACTAACTCCACTTACCGATTGTTGTGCCGAATGTGAAAGGTTTACATCACCTTTCCAACTTACATTAAGGTTAAAATTATTGAGTAAGGTTGAATTACTTAAATTAAGTGGACTGTATTGATTTCTAGTAACGTTTGTTTGTGTGTACCAATTTGTTTTGGTAATTGCATCGTATTCCGATTTGGTATATAATTTTATATAATCGGCTAAGTTAGTTGAACCCGCACCGATAGTTTCAACACCGGTTAAATGTTGTAGGAGTTTATAGGTATCCAATTCATTAAACATACCATTACCATCCACATCAGCGTTCATAAACTGAATACCATTTCCAAACTCCAATCCACTTTCGTTTCCAAATAACCCTCCATTTGATACTTCCTTAAATGCTAAAAACACATCCGATACCGTTACAATACTATTATAAAGTGAACTCATATTATTTGTTGTAGATAATTGAATACCATGTGGTTTAAAAGACTGAATTGGAGAAAATGAAAACTCTGCGGCAATTCCATAAAACCATCCAGCATTTCTAATGTTAGATTGAAATGATGAACCAGAGAAGTTTAATTGAGTGGGAGTATAAATCCAATAATTTGCCCAATAGATATCTTCACTATCAAATGTTACATTCCCATCCCATAAATCAAATAGTTTTAGTGATGTTACATTATTTGGTGATATACCACTTCCATTAAATTCTCTTTTATCAATACCAACTCTGTATCTTTGATTGGATGCTTCATATTCATATATCACACACCACTCTGCTTGACCAGGAGATGTTGTTGAGCGAATACCTCCTGTATTTATTTTGACCGTATCTAAATCACTTGTCATATCAACTCTACCCAATCCATTTAGAGTTCTATTGGTATTTGTAGTTGGTAGGTATTGATTGTTTGATTGTGCTAATAATGTTGTAGTAAATTTAGTTTCATCTATGTTAGTTCCAAAATCAAAATTGAATTGTGCTCGTAGAGTTTCACCATTTGTATGTGT